TCTGAAAAAAGATACTTCGGGGTTACCCACGATGTGTGCATCCTGAGCACCCACGGCAACGAGTTGGGCGATACCACCGGACATTTATATTATACTATGTTTTTATTTTTAAGCGTTAGAATAAGGGGATTTTTACATTGATCGAATTATTTATATTTATCGCGTTTCTAACTTTTGTACACGTGAGATGAGTGTCAAAACGAGCGCTTCGAGGTTTTTTGTTTTGACCTTTTCGGCTTGGAGTTGACGATCCACCTCTTGGAGGGCTGCTGTAGCTACTGTAAATATGTAGTCCTTGTTGAGGTGGTGAAAGTCATCAACCTTCTGTCCCCAAACAAAGAGCTGTTCTCCCCACTCGGACAGGTCTTCCTCTACACGAACCGTGTGTTCGTCGACAACCTCTGTGATGGTAAGTGCCTCCCGTTTGTCTTCCGCCAGGTATGTGATGAGCTTACCCAACCCATCTAAGTTTGAGGTGTTGAAGTTTGTAAATGTGACTGTGTTACTCGAGCTGATGGTAGCGGTCTCGTAGATGTTGGGTATCTCACCATCAGCAACAGAGACTGCTCTCGGGAGAACCTCTTTTACATCTTGTGCGATGAAACCGATCACACTCGACCCCCCCCGTTTGAGCTTGTCCTTGTACTCGTAGTATTTCGGTTTCAGTAGTCGTATCTGGTCTAACGCTGTGGTATCATGGATATCGACCACATTACTCTTGATGCGTCGGTCACTGAATACGACAATCCCAGCTCCTCGTATGGTATATTGTACATAAAGACCAAAGTTTAAGCTTGGACTATCACCTTGAATACTTCCACCGTTCGTAAAGTAATCGTTTTGAGCACCTGGGTAATCATAGTTCGCTAATTCGGTTCCATAAATCCTACAACCACCACTCGCATAAATCAGTCCCCTCACATCGAGAGGATACGAAGCACCACCCGTATCCGTTTGACCCCCACCAACTTTAATACGCTCTGCGACGTTGAGCCACCCTCTCGTGGAAAGAGCCATAGCCCCTGAATTCACGCCATGAGCATCGTCGCCCCACCAAAAACCACGAGTGTCGCTGTTATTCATCTGGAAGGTCATCGACCAATCGTTCAGGTCACCGAAAGTAACGCCAGACTGCATTCCAATACAGTATTGACTGGTTGGATAGACACGAAACTTATCACGGGAACTCGCAGTACTTCCTGCGAATGTCCCCTGAAAAGTCCCACTTGTACATGTAACCGTACCACCAATTTGATTTGTCGCCGAACCAGCACTATCCGCATCCCCAGCTCTCATCTTGTACCAACTGCTCGCACTCCCACCCTCTTCGTTTCTGTACCAAAGGTACGCGTCAGTTCGGTTTCGGGGGATTGCGAATTGTAAGCTGTACTGGTTATACTCAGACCCCAGAGACATGCGTTGATGGTAATATTGTGTCGCACCAGATTGTCCTGGACTATTCGCAGTTCCCATCACAAAGTGAGCACCAAACTTATCCGTGTTAATAAATGAATTGAAGTTTGTATAAGTCCCATGACCAGTATCATGCCCCCACGACATTTCATGAGCGTGTTGCCCATCAACGGTGTCGGCGTTTGTCGCCGTAGCTGCACTACCCGTAATATTGATCCCCCACGACCCCGATGCGTTCCCACCAGTTCTTGTGGGGACGTTAAGAGAACTTCGCATACCCGAAGCAGTTGTTTTTCGGATGTAATTATCAGTGGATGAATAAAATACGGTGTCACTATTTCTATCGGATGCACTATGTGACATGTTCATGTATGACCCGTTCACATAGCGTGCATTAATATCACCACCAGAGTCACGGGCCACAATTTTACTAACGGTCGCATCTGTCGTCGCATCTACAGCGAATGTTCTCGCTGTTGAACCATCATAGGCGCTCCCCGTGAGATAGGAACCTGGTGTCACCGATGTGGTGAGACCCCCCGAGAACGATGTCGCCTCAACGGTACCATGTACTTTGAGTCTATTCGTGGCGGATGCTACACCCCCGATCCCGACATTACCCGTAGACCTATAAATATTACTCCCACTTAAAGTGAAATAGTTTGTCCCGTCGGTTCCGTTGGTTCCGTCGGTTCCGTCAGCCCCCCTCGGAATCGTAAACTTGAAGTTCGCAGCGGATGAAGATCCTAGATTCGTAACGGATGCGTTCGTCCCAGATGCTCCAGTTACTGTTGTTGCATCGACCGCAACTGTTGCGGCGGGCCCCTGAATACCCTGAACACCTTGAACACCTGTATCACCTCTCGGAATAGTAAACCTAAAGTTCGCATCGGATGAAGATCCTATATTTGTAACGGATGCGTCAGTTTCGGCTGCTCCGGTTACTGTTGTTCCATCGACCGCAACCGTTGCGGCGGGACCCTGAACACCTTGAACACCTGTATCACCTCTCGGAATAGTAAACCTAAAGTTCGCAGCGGACGAAGATCCTAGATTTGTAACGGATGCGTCAGTTTCGGCTGCTCCGGTTACTGTTGTTCCATCGACCGCGACTGTTGCGGCGGTACCTGTAATTCCCTGAATACCCTGGCCCCCTCTCGGAATCGTAAACCTAAAGTTCGCAGCGGATGAAGATCCTAGATTTGTAACGGATGCGTCAGTTTCGGCTGCTCCGGTTACTGTTGTTCCATCGACCGCAACTGTTGCGGCGAGACCCGTCGCACCGACGTCACCTCGTGGAATCACGAATTTAAACTCTGCGGCTGTGGGTGTCCCCTCATTCGTGACACTAGCCTCCGTACCGGGTAAACCCGTATCAGTACTGTGGACTGTGAGTGATCCGACGGGGGCGTTCACTAAAAGTGACCCATCTCCTTCGAACGTCGCTGCTTTTATGCGTCCGGGTGTTGCGTTTATTTCGATTTGCGAACCTACCCGTAAATCTGTATTGACATATACGTTACTGTTTACGTGTAACCCTGCCTGTGGGTCGGTGGTGACGAGACCCACCCGATTATTCGTGGTATCGACAAACAAGTGTGATGACCCGACGAGTAAATTACTCGTAATGTCGACTTGCCCTGTTAGGATATGCTGGTTCATCTATATTTAGTAAACATCTTTTACGGATGGGATTCATTCGTAAAAGGTGTTGTTCTCTCTCAACCGGGTTCGAACCGATGACCTCGCGATTAACAGTCGCGCGCTCTGCCAACTGAGCTATGAGAGAACAGGGGAAGCCCCTTCCCATCTTATACTGGTGACTGTTCTTTAAGCCCATTTACTCGTTTCATCGTGATGAGTGATATAGAAAAAAGACCGGCCGACGTGTTTGCCACGATCATAGGAACTACCGTATAGTATATGGAGTATACGAGACCCAGTATACTTGCGACTATATTCGTACCCAGGAATGTATAGTTGAGAGCATCCGTGTCTTTTGTTTTGTATACGTGTACGATCTGGGGTACGAACATGACGGCAATTAAAATGGAACTCACAAGACCTATATACTCAATACTAGTATCCATACTTATGAAGAGTGTGTGTGATTTCTCTAAGTCTCTACCTTTTGAATGCGTCTTTTCAAACCAATGATATCAAGCTCGAATTTCGTCGATTTACGCTCGAGTGCTGTTACTTTTGACCGTAACTGATTGTTTTCAGTCATTAACGTGGCCACGAACAAAGGGGTCTGGATCCCTTCAGTCTTGCCCGTGGGAACTTCCGGCTTTTCCGGCCATACGGGAGTAGTTGGATCCTCTGTTGTAGATGGAAGGTTACGTAAAGCTTTACGGTACGCGAGCCATTCTTTATAAAGTGTATCCTCGATCTGGTAATCCGAAGAGAAAATCCAATCCACCTCGGCGAGGCGCCTGTTGCGTTCTTCGCGGAGTTGTTTTAGGGGCTGGGCATCGAGGAGTTCTTTGAGTTTGGCTTCGAATTCCTCTTTTGGGGGTTTTTCGTAGCCTTCGGGGAGACGTATAGATTCCCATGTTTCACCACAAGACCAACCTTCTACACCCGTTTCTTGTACTAACTGTATTACACAATCGAGAGTTGTCATTATTATAAGGCACAAATTAAATGTCCAGAAAACCTGTTGTGCGTACCCGCCCCGTAATAGTAAAGTGGATATGACCCACTTCCCCTAAAGTTAAATGTATCACCAGCTTGCATTTCAACTGTGAGTGATAATGAGTTACCGTGCTGTTCGATGGTATTACCCTTTTGTTCGATCGCATTATTATTTAAATATGCAAATATTCGACTAGAACCGGTTGCACCCGCATTTGTGAATGCACTCCATGTCATGTGATAGATTCCATGAACTGGAGCAGTGAACTTATAGGTTGATGCGTCGTAGCAATTTCCAATATTAAAGTGAACGCCGTCTGCGGGAAATACACCGGTTGCAGAACTATCACCGCCACTCGACGCGTATGCAGAAAATGCGCATGTGTATGGCCTCACAACGCCGTCACACTTAATGTTCCCCCTCACATCCAACTGCGCTTCAGGGACTTTCCCGATACCGACGGCCGTGTCGCTGATGACCATCGACCGCCCGGTTCGGCCGAGGTTGTAGAGTTTCTTGACCTCCGAGGGTTCGAGGGCGACCGAGTAAATTTTGGGGTTTGAAAATTCCGTATTAGCTTGGTTGTAATAAGAACCACGATTATGATCTTTTCCTAAGGTTATTGTAGCATTAGTAATATCAATTGTCTCTGAGCCATTTCCTGATCCATAACTTG